ATTCTTGTCTGTTATTACTAACAAATCATTAAAAATGTTTCCAGGAAGACCAGCGTCTATCGAATTTGAAACTAACGACACTGACACGACTACTTTAAAATCTAACGGAACAGCAGCTACTGTTAATGTAAACTTTACAACTAAAGGCAATGGTGAAATTAAGGGGTTCCACCAAAACGGTAACAGACAACTCTTTAACTTTAGGATGGCAGGTTCTTCTTCTGTAAACTACCCTGAATTTATTACAGGTGAAACAGGAGAGTCTGTACAAATGCAAGCCAGTGGTACTGATACTAACATTGATTTAAAACTAGACGCTAAAGGTTCTGGTAAAGTCCGCTTTGGAAGTTTTTCTTCTATAGGTTCAGAAACCTTGCAAGGGTACATTGAAGTAAAAGACTCTGCTGGTAACATACGTAAACTAGGAGTAATCGGCTAATGAACAGTAAATTTAGAACATCCCGTGGCAAGTACCTAATCAAGAGTCTCTTCTTGGAGACTAGTTACGGTGACCCTAAGAATGCCATCTACACTATGAAAGATGACGACTACGAGTACAAAGGAAAGAAGTTAATCTCGTTCAAGAAGCGTTACTTAGAGATTGCGGACCCTACAGAGTACCAACAAGCACAGGAACTATCTGACAGTTGGAAACATTGGAAGTCTATCGTCAACAGCCCTGAACGTCCTGTCAAAGAGTTTATTGAAGAGTGTCGCGAAGAGTTGGAAGTTAAACTGCGTAGCGAGGGCATCTTTAAGATTGCCACTGACGCACTAAACGGGGACAGTCGTACTGCTATTACATCTGCTAAGTTCCTTGCTGACAAAGGATGGGAACCTAAGCGCAAAGCAGGAGCACCTTCTAAAGAAGAGAAAGAAGGACAGCTACGTATTCAAGAACGACTTGATGATGAGATTGCTGAAATGGGACAAAGGTTGAACTAGAGTGGCAGTATCTTTAAAAGAAATACGTGAGCGTTGCGAAGCTAGTCTTGAAGACTTTATTAAAGTAATCTCACCCCACCGTGTACTGGGTGACTGTCACATTGATTTACTACGTTGGTGGACTAGGGAAGATGCATCTGCTAACTCTCTTGTATTGTTTCCTCGTGCACACCAGAAGTCTGCTATGGTTGCTTACAGAGCTGCGTGGGAGATTACTCGCAACCCTTCTATTACTATTATGTATGTGTCTGCTACAAGTAGACTTGCAGAAGCACAGGTAAAGTTTATTAAGGATATCTTAACGAGTCCTTACTACACAAAGCTATGGCCTGAAATGGTTAACCCTGAGGAAGGTAAAAGGGAAAAGTGGTCTTTGACTGAGTTTGCAGTAGATCACCCTAAGCGTAAAGAAGAAGGAGTAAGGGAGGCTACTGTATGGGCCACGTCTGTAGGTGCTACACAAACAGGTATGCACTGTGACTTTATTATCTATGATGACTTAGTGGTTCCTGAGAATGCTTATACTGCCGATGGAAGACAAAAGGTTGCTTCTAAGTATTCGCAGTTCGCTTCGATTGCTAACCCCCGTACAATCAAGGTTGTAGTAGGTACACGTTACCATCCCTTAGATTTATACGGTACTCTTATTCAGTTAGAGATAGAAGAGTTTAAAGGAGTAAACCCTACAGGTAAGTACTTAAAAGTTTATGACGTACTAGAGAAGCAAGTGGAAGACCAAGGGGACGGTAGCGGTGAATATCTTTGGCCTTTGCAAATTCGTAAGGACGGTAAAAGGTTTGGCTTTGATGCACCTACTCTTGCAGCTATTAGAACCGAGTACAGCATGGACCCATCACAGTTTCGTGCACAGTATTACAACGACCCTAACGATAGTGCTGATGCTCCTATCGAGAGAGACTCTTGGGAGTATTACGACAAGTCCTATTTAAGTTTTTCCAGAGGTAAGTGTTACTTTAAGGATAGACAATTAAATGTATTTGCTTCTGTTGACTTTGCTTTTAGTAGGGCTAAGAAAGCTGACTACACAGCCATTGTTGTTATTGGAATCGACTCTGATAACAATGTGTTTGTTCTAGACATAGACCGTTTTAAGTCAGACAAAATAGTAGACTACTACTCTGCTATCGAACGTGTATGGGATAGGTGGCAGTTTAGGAAGATACGTCTAGAGGTTACTGCTGCACAGCAAACTATTGTAACTTCCTTGAAAGAACTCATTAAGAAGGAAGGGATGCTTTTAAGTGTGGAAGAATATAGACCGACCCGTCATGAAGGAACAAAGCAAGAGCGTATGCAGTCCACCCTTGAACCCAAGTACAGTAACGGTCAAATGTATCACTACCGAGGTGGTAACTGTCAAGTACTTGAAGAAGAACTCGTGCTTAGAAACCCTCCACACGATGACGTAAAAGATGCACTAGCTTCTGCAATACAAATGGGTAAAGCACCTAAGGCAACTAAAAACCGTAGCAACAAAGTAAATAATGTAATAACACACAGCCGCTTCGGTGGTATAGTAAGGATGGCATAGTATGTCTATACAGTTACAAAACTTAAGTGAGCCAGAAGCTCTAGCAAAAGAAATCGTAGAACGTTACGACAGCTACAACAGCCAGCGCAAACCTTGGAAGGACGAGTCTCTTGAGATCAGGAACTACGTCTTTGCTACTGACAATGCTTCTATTGGAGGGCGTGCACTGCCTTGGTCCAACACAACACACGTACCAAAGATCACACAGATATATGATAACTTAAAAAGTAATTACATCTCTGCTTTGTTTCCTAACGACGACTGGTTAAACTGGTTAGCAGGGGACCAAGAAGCAGCAAACCTTAGCAAGCGTAAAGCTATCCTAAGCTACATGCAAAACAAACTAAGAGAGTCTAACTTCCGTAGCACAGTAGGGCAGTTGCTTGATGACTATGTACTGTACGGTAATGCCTTTGCTGACGTAGAGTTTGTTAAAGAAGCTACGACAGACCCCAATACTGGAGAGACTATACCAGGCTACATTGGCCCTCGTGTGTTGCGTCTTAGTCCTTATGACATTGTGATGAACCCCTTGGCTAAAGACTTTAGTAGTTCAATTAAGATTACTCGCAGTGTTGTTTCTTTAGGTGAATTAAAGGGAATGATCTTACAGAGTCCTGACAACCAAGGTTGGGCCAAAGAAACTCTGTCTAAGCTAGACAACATAAGGCACGAAGCTTCTGTAACATCTGCCGATGACTTTGAGGTAGTAGAGGGATTGCAGGTTGACGGCTTCGGTTCTTTCTACGAGTACCTTAACTCAGGGTACGTAGAGCTTATCACTATGGAAGGTGACATGTATGACATGCAGACGGGCAAGCTAGAACAGAATATGATTATTACTGTAGCTGACCGTGTTGAAGTTGTACGTCGTATGCAGAACCCTTCTTGGATGGGTAAGTCTTATAAGCAGCACGTAGGCTGGAGGGACCGTCCTGATAACCTGTGGGGTATGTCCCCGCTTGCTAACGTCATTGGTCTACAGTACCGCATTAACGCACTAGAGAACGGTAAGGCAGATGCTATCGACTTAAACATCCTGCCTCCTATGGAAGTAAGAGGCGAGGTAGATAACGACATTAACTGGGGGCCAGGTGAAGTAATACACACAGATGAGAATGGAAGCGTAAGGTTGTTGAGTCCTAACTTGTCTGCTTTAAATGTTAGTGCAGAGATACAAAACCTAATGAACCAGATGGAACAGTTTACAGGTGCACCTTCAGAAGCTATGGGCTTACGCACACCTGGTGAGAAGACAGCCTTTGAGGTTAACTCGTTAATGACTGCTGCGGGACGTATCTTCCAAGAGAAGATTACTAAGTTTGAGATTGAACTACTAGAGCCGCTCCTTAACAGTATGTTAGAGATTGCAGCTCGTAACGTAGATGGCAGCGACTTAATCCGAGTAATGGATGACGACATTGGTGTAGAAACTTTCTTACAGATTACTAAGGAAGACATCACTGCTGCTGGTAAGCTTCGTGCAGTAGGTGCTCGTCACTTCTCTCGTCAGTCACAAATACTACAGAACCTAACAGGCATTGCTAACTCAGGTGTGTGGCCTCTTATACAGAACCACGTTAGCCGTAAGCAACTTGCTAAGTTATCTGAAGAGTTACTCGGACTGTCCCGTTACGACTTATTCAGTGAGAACATTGGTATTGTTGAGGACTCTGAAAGTGCTCAGATGGCACAGCAGATGCAGCAATCACAGGAACAACCAGCAGAAGGACCACAAGGCAATGTCATCGGTATGGTATAAAGACTTAGACAAACAACAGACGAAGGCTCTTAACGAGTCTGCTGCTCGTGGACGTACAGTACTGAGGAAGCTATTGTCTGTGTTAGAAGAAGACGTAGATGCTGCTGTTAGAGCTATGACTTCTAAAGCTCGCTATGATAAAGACTGGGCTTATATGCAGGCTGAGTTAGTAGCTTCTATCCGTGTCAATAGAAAAATTGCAGATAGAATAAAAAACTTACTTGACGCAACTAAGAAATTATGATATAATAGCAGACATAAACCTTTGAGGTGGAAGAGCTACCCACGCACCAGTAATGGTAATTAAGATATTATTCAAAGAGATCGCGGTTTGCAGCGCGCAAAGGTTAAAGGAGAATACTATGAAAGCTGAAGATAAAAGCGGTATTTAAAGAGTCCTCTATCTAAGATATAGGATTTATCGAGGTTTTGGCCTACTGTACCAGCGTAGCAAATCAGTGGCCTTGCTAATAACACCCTCGACCAGAGGAAACTAATAGGAATTTAAATGTCTGACCAGACTACAAATGCTCCTGCTGAGGAGCCTAAACAAACACAAGTGGACTTGACTAAAGTTGTTGAAGCTCTTAGTCAGATCACTAACTCGCAGGGACAACAAAAATACTCTGACCCAGTGAAAGCTGTTGAGTCTATTCCACATGCACAGAACCACATTCAGAAGTTAGAGCAGGATAATAAAGCTCTTAAAGAACGACTGGATGAGATGAATGCTAAGTTAGACAAGGTAGCTTCGACAGAGGAACACCTTAATCAGTTGGCCCAGCAAATGAAGGACAGCCAGACACAGACGGAACAACCCCCCGTAGCTGCGTTGGATGACCAGAGCCTAGATCAAAAGTTTAACGACTTATATGCTAGGAAAACTCAAGAGCAGAAAGATAGTGAGAACCTTTCAAAGTTTGCTGCTAACCTAGGTGCATCGAACAATGATGAAGTTATTAATAAAGTTCAAACTACTGCTCGAGCAAAAGGCGTTGGAGTAGACTTGTTACTTAGCATGGCAAAACAAAACCCTGAAGCAGCTTTAGCTTTCATGGATGTCGAACCAAGTAATGTTTCTAAACCAGTGTCGTCAATCAACACAGAATCCATGCAAGGCAAACCTGCACCTGCGTTAGCTCCTTTAGGTGTGGTACATACGTCAGCACAAGCAAAAGCTGATCGTGACGCAGTTATTAACATGTTAAACGCTAAGCATGGGAAACTTTACTAGAGGAATAAATAATGGCTATTACTGGCACTTCAAATGTGGAAATGTATCATAATGATATGTATTCCGCTTTCGTCTTACGCGCATTGTCTCATGGTGATCTACCAGAACAAATGTACCGTAACGTCACTGACTTCTCTCATGGAGAACAGTTAAACATCCCTATCATTGGTACTGCTACTCTCCAAGATGTATCAGGGGATGACGACGATTTTACCTACAACCCTATCGAAACGGGTCGCATCAACATGGTTATTAATGAGGCTGTTGGTGACGCTTTCTATGTACAAGACAAGTTTAAAGAAGATGGCGACCCTCGTCTGGTTCCACAATTAATCCAGGCTCGTACAGAAGAAGCTATGCTGGCTTACAAACGTTACAAGCACACACTGGCTCTTGAAACTTTGTATAAAGCTCAAACAGCAGCTAGCCCTAATAACATTAACGGACACTCTCACCGTTTTGTGGGTACACGTACAGGTCAAAAGATGGACATTAAAGACTTCAGTAACATGAGTCTTGCGTTCTCTAAAGCAGACGTACCTTCTGAAGGACGTATTGCTATTGTTGACCCTGTGGTAGCTACAGGTCTTGAGCAACAGTTCCAAGGTCAGTACAATGTAAACTCTCACCCTACCATGCAAGCACTTATGCAGGACGGCATGAGTAATGATCTTAAGTTCCGTTTCAACTTGTTTGGATGGAGCATCATGGAGTCTAACTTGCTGCCACGTGTCGCTTCTGGCACTGACATCGATGGTACTTCAACTACTTCTAACGCAAGTGTTGCTAACTTATTCTTGAACATTGCTAATGACCAACTAACACCGTTGATGTATGCTGAACGTCGTGCTCCTACACCTATTCGTCAACGTAACAATAGTAAGACACGTGATGAGTACTTCTTTACATCACGCTTTGGTCTTGCTGCTCAACGTGTTGACACACTTGGTTGTATTGTAACAGACGCAGTAGCGGTATAAGGAGAACTATTATGGGTTACGAAGATACAAGCGGCCTAAATATTAAGAAAAACTATGGTCCAGAATCCACTGAAGCAGCAGCGCTTTCGGGTGGTTACATACACAAGTTCGGCACGACTTACGAAGGAGTCGTTTATGTAGACGGCAAGTGCCTTACAACAGGTGGCAAAGACACTAAGCTAGTTATCCCTAAGGGTGCGCGAGTTGAGTCTGTCTACTTCAAAGTTAAGGAAGCTTTTGCTCTCGGAGGTACTAACCCGACGATTGCTATTGGTGTTAAAAGCTCTGAGGCTGTTAACCACTTGGCAGTTGTCACAGAGGCGCAAGCTGAGGCAGTAGGTAACTACGTAGATGTAGCAGCAGGTGTATTTACAGACCCTCTGACAGCAGACAAAGCTATCAGTATTAACTTAGGTGGCACTAACCCGACGATTACTTCAGAAGGTCGGTTGAAGCTTGTAGTTAAATATCAAAAGATTGTATAACTATTATGGCCCTACTTCGGTGGGGCCTACCCTCCTGCAGTTAGAAAGATAATCATGACTAATATAGATCACTCCAATATATCAGACCCCAACATCCACGAACCAAAGGGTGTGTCGTCTGCTTCGTCTGGTCAAGTTTACGTAGCTAACGGTAGTGGCTCTGGTTCTTGGCAAGCACAACAAACAACTATCGCACCTGATAAAGAAGTGGTAGTAAACGCTATATCAGACCTTCCTGCTGCTGTAGGTGGGGTTATCACTTTAGCAGATAGCACCTGTTACCGATTCGGTGAGAACTTAACTTTCACAGATCGTATTGTTTCTGGGACTAATACCGTTATCACAGGTCTTGGTCCTTCTATTATTTTACTTACTTACACAGGCACTGGTACTTTTATTACTGTCCCTGGTGTTTCCTTAGAAGTTTGGAACATGTCTTTCGCATGTCCTAACGGAGCCTTCTTAGACCAGACTAGCAGCGGTTCTTTTGTTCTAGACAACGTAAGAGTAGTGGAGGCTGTTACTCTAGGTACTATCACTCAAACAGAGGGCTTTCAAATTACTCGTTGTGTTTTCTTCAACAACACTAACGGTGGCTTTACTTTTGTAGGTAACTGCAAAGCATCTCTAATAGAGTCTACCTCAATAGGCATGTTGTCGGGTTCTTTCCTAGACTTTGGGGCTTCCGTGTGGGAAGCTTTTTCTATTGCAAACTGTGCTGTAGACCTTGCTTCTGGAGCTAAGTTTATCAGCGGCGCTATTAACTCTTCTAACGTAGCAGCCAACTCTTTACTAACAGTTTTAAATAACAAGTTTAAAGGAGCTGGTGCTGGGTCCCCTCTTCAAGGTATTACGAGAGATCACGCAGGTTGGCAGTTTATTCTTAACGACGATATACCAGACTCTTTCCCTGACGCTTTGATTTACGCAACTAACATGCCTTTATCTTTTCCTATTACACAGAACGTAGATACTCCCTTAACTCTATCGGGCTCTTCTGTGTATACGACAGCGACGATAAGTCAGTTTCTTTTTGACGCTACTACTGGTCGTTTAACTTACGTAGGTAGAAAACCTGTAAAGATACCTATTGATGCAGTTATCTCTGTGGGAGCTAGTACTAACAACCGTGTCGTTGACCTTGTAATGAGGAAGAACGGAACTATTGTAGAACCTTCTAGGTCTTCGTCTACCGCGGGAAGTAACAGACCTGCTAACATTGTTGTATTCTGGCAGGAGGACATGGTTGATGGCGACTACATTGACTTTGCTGTACGTAATAACACAGACAGTCAGCCACTTGTGTTCTCCAGCATTAAGATAAGGTGTAACTAATGGCTAGAAGAAACCTTTTATCTATCGTTCAAAGTATCTGCGACAGCTTGCGTCTTACACCAGTTGACTCTATTGAAGAGACTGATGAAGCTGGTCAGATAGCTCGCATCATTAGGGATGTTTACTACGAGGGCTTGGCCAACCGTAACTGGCCTCACAAGAGTGTAGTACGTAAGTTGTCACCGTTCGGAGTGAATAAACCTACACACCTTCTTATACCAGATGACTTGAAGGACATTACAGTAGTCAACTACAACATGCGTAAGCTGGAAGATACTAAAGACAAGTTCAACCCAGTGCACTACAAAGAGCCTGAAGACTGGTTAACTTACTCTAACAACAGAAACACTGACGTAGATTACGCCCAGTCAGTTGAGGATGTCAATGGTGTTTCTTTCACTGTTTATAACGACAGAGCACCTGAGTACTGGACATCCTTCGACCAGAAGTACATTGTGTTTGATAACTATAACAGTGAGGTTGAAGCCAACTTACAGCAAAGTAAAACACAAGTAATGGGGACAGAGACAGCAGAGTTTACTTTGTCAGATACCTTTGTTCCCAACTTACCTGACCACGCTTTCTCTTGGCTACTAGCCGAGTCTAAGTCAGTGGCATCTATTGAGATTACTCAAGAAGCAAACAACAAAGCAGAACAACAAAGCCGTAGACAGCAACAGTACCTTA